TGGATTCTGCATCCATTGTGCGTTCCACTTACCAGAGCTTAATGATGCTTTCACAGATTCAAGCTCATCTAGTTTCCAATACTGTGGCCACACAGGTTTACCTGATGGCATTATCGCTGGAAACTCTATAACTTCCCATTGATCTGATTTTAATTCTTTTTGAGATTTTAATAACATACCTGTTAGATCTTTCATATTCCATCTTGTCATTACAACAACAATTGATCCACCTGGTTGCAAACGCTGACGTGGTCCTGAAGTATACCAATCATATGCACGTTCTAAAGCTTGTTGGTTCATTGCATCTTGTTCTGAGTGTGGGTCATCAATAATCAGAAGATCCGCTCCACGACCCGTTATCGCCGATCCCACACCCGCTGCATAGTACTCACCTCCTTGCTCGGTTTCCCATTTACCCGCGGCTTGTGAGTCCTCTCTGAGTCGTGTCTTGAATATTTGTTGGTACTCAGGGGAATCAATTAACGTTTTGGCTTTTCGTCCAAAGCGGATCGCGAGTTCTGTTGTGTGGGTCGTTTGTATAATTTTAAGATCAGGCTTTCGTCCTACCATCCAAGAGGGAAGAAGGTAGGACGCAAACTCTGATTTAGTATGCCTTGGCGGCATATTAATAATTAATCTTTTGATCTCACCAGATGCAAGTTTATTAAACTTATCTGCAATCTCTTTGTGATGTTTGCCTTCAATAAATTCAGGCCACACGTGTTTAACAAAAGATAGAAAGTCATTGTTAACTTTTCCTTGTTTCTTTTTTTCAGATAACTTGATCGCGTATTTAAGAAATTCTTTTCGAGCGTCGGGTGGAAGTTTATTTATAATTTCCTGTTTCATAAAAATTTTTGCAGAATTTTTTTCAACTCTGTTTTGTACCATTTTTTATTTTTTTAGGGGTACCCCCTCTATCATATTGCTATTTTCTAATTCTTGCAAGTCTATGTCTAAATCTTACACTATATGTGTATGTCTGTAGTCTGCGCGCAAAAGGGGGTGTGGGGGGTCTAAATATTTTTGGATTTTGGTTTTGTTTTGGGACCCCTTAATTAGGGTGGGTGGGCCCGTAGGTCACGAGCCTATATATAGTGTATCATTTTTTTCTTGACACAATATATAGTTATGCGGTTCGTGCATAGGGTATCCTATATTTTCCCACTTGACCTATAAGGCTCAATGACTACTATAAGCACAAAGGAGAAATAGAAATATGAAAGAAGAAAAAGAAAAAGTAAGTGGTCTTCATAAAGACATTACTTACACAACAAGAGAAGATGGCTCGGTGTCTGGGTTTCAATTTCACTCAGACGAGGGACGTGAAAAGTTCAGACAATTTCAAATCTTAAACGTTTTGAAAATGGAAGTTATGAGCAAAATGGGCATTAGATTTTATAGAGGTTCTATAGTCAATGTCTTAAGAAGATACTTTCCAGATATTCCTAGAACTAGAAAAGGTGCTTATAAATATCTGGTTAAAAGAGGCTACTACGATCACCCTGCTTTTGAGGATAAGAAGTAATGAAATTAGTAGTATCTAAAAAAAATGTTTATGGGGTGGAGCGTGTCTACCCCATTTGCAATAAGGCAAAATTATTTGCCTCGATATCTGGAAATAAAACCCTACTTCCAGAAGTTATCGAACTAATAAAAAAGCTAGGGTATAACCTAACAACGGAAAGTGAGAAGATATGAAAGTTAATTTCGAAAAACTAAAAGAAAAATTATATTTAGTTTTAGATAGTCATAGAGGTCAAGAGCCTGTGGGTGATAAATATGATATTGAAGAGCATTTAATATCTTGGGCGTTAACTAATATATCTATGAAAAAACTAAAAGAGTTAATAAAAAAATCGGAGGCTAGATATGAAAATAAATCATAAAATAGTTGCTGAACACCTCGGAGTAAGACTTCGAGGTGATGAGACTTTTACCGAACTTCTAGAAATAGAAAAGCAAGTAAAAGAATACAACGAACGCAAAGCGCGGATCGCTGAAGAGAAGGCAAACATTCAGCGAGTCGATGCCCAAACCAAAAAGTATTGGGGGAAAAAATGAGAGACACAATGACTGAGTTTTCTTTTTGTGATTGGTTTCAAAAATCAGCGGAAAGAAAAAACCAATTTTCATACGAGGGCTTAAGAGCCCTCTATGAATACCTGGTAAACCTGGAAGACGATATCGGGGAAGAGTTTGAGTTTGACCCGATCGCGTTGTGCTGTGAGTACACCGAGTATGAAAACCTGGAGGACTTTAAAAAACAGCACGAGTGGGCGCTAACGCTCGACGAGATTAGGTTGTTTACTAGTCTAATCGAGATACCTGGTAGCGATAGGTTTATAGTTCAAAACTTCTAACAACCAACCCCGAGCCGAGTTCATCGGCTCGGGGTTTTCTTTTTTTTATTTTTTTTTAGGGTGGGTGGGCCCGTAGGTCACAAGCTCAGGTTGTATGCAAAAGCTGCAATACTCGCGGAGCGCGAGGCGTTTTAAAATATATAGGGTGGGTGGGCCCGAAGGGCACAAGCACAACCTATAGTTGTGTGACAATATACTCCCATAATATCCCATAATAATGCTTGACATACTATATATGGTGTATGCAAAAATTAGATATGCGGTTCGCGAATAGGGGTTAGATCCAATAGATCCGCGTTTAATTTTTAATACCTATTAATTTATTTTGAATTAATAACCAATCGTTGACCGCGATGGGTTTAACTTCTCTATGATCTAATAGTAAACCCTCAATAGATTTGCTTTCATAAAGTTTTATTGAGGAAGGGGCGCGGGGCGGGGCGTGTTCTAATAACAGAAAATTACGCTTTGATTTTTGAGTGTGGAATAGTATCTGGTGAGGGCTAAAACGTACTTTATTTGTGGTTGTGTATTTCAACTCAACCATAAAAAAACCGCATAAATCATTATAACAAAGGCAATCTGGGACGCCTAAATTGATATATGTTTCAATGCGGGTGTGTTGAATTAAAGGGGTATTTTTTTTAAATTTTTGATATAATTTTTTTTCAGGTTTCAACGTACATTTGTATATACGTTGAAACCTCTATTTAGTCAACTTATGCGACTTCCTCTGTTAACAATAGCGGGCTTTCATATCTCACTATTGAATAAACAATGTCTTTATCATCATTTATTAATTGATAACCCCTTAATTTGTCATTAATAATATCAACGTCTTTGCTTGACGCGACAATATCATAAGAATTATCAATATTAGAATAATGATGTTCTTTTATAATAAAATATATCATTTTAATTATACCCTTTATTTTCGATTTGTAGCGCTTTGGTTTTATTCCAGACAATACCTACACCAGATAAAACCTTCTCAAGTACAACGTTTAATTGCTCAGGAACGCCACACTCAAAAACTGAATTGATCGCGCTTTGTTTATACAATTCAAGTTCCTTGACCTTCTTACCCTCAGGGGTTTTTTCAGCTTGTTTAGCCGCCAAAAATTCCGCCCATTCTCGCAATTGTTCGCGGCAATCTTCAGGGGTTATTCCTCGATCATAATTAGATCGATAATAACTATCTCGATCTTTTTTATCAAATTTATAACTTAATTTTGATTTAAGTTCTTTATCTGATATCTTGCCAAAAAACGTTTGAGCCTTACGCTGTTTAATTTCGAGTTCTTGAATTGCCTTCTCAAGTTCTTTAATCACAACATCAGCTTTTATTTTTTTAGCTAGTTTTAACTCAGCGCCTTCAGTAAGATTAGCAATAATAGATTTGACGCTTAAACGCGCTTGATCTATTAAAGGATCAATTTCTGAATTGATACGCTTTTTTAAATGTTCCAACTGATACTTAGTCGGATATGTCGCTTTACTCATATATACCTCACTTTGTTATTTTTATTTATTTTAAGTATTGACATAATAGACTTATACTATTATATGGGAATATATGTCAATAGAAAAAATAATAAATGAAACAATACCTTTAATAGATATTAAAGAAGCTAATAAAACAAAAAGACCCAAAAAGGACAATTCAAAAAAGGGGGATATATTTTTAAATTGTAGGTGTTGCGGGGTATTAATACGCCCTGACTGGTACTCGAAATTAGATCAGAGATATTGCGCTGATTGTTTATAATTATGAAATTATATAAATCAAAAAGATTATTGAATATAGATAACAACACCAAAACAATTAAAGGTCAAAAATACAAATATATGACCGCAATTTTATATTTAGCGCCCGCGCGTACTAGCGGTTATAATGTATGTCCACTAGCTAGCGCGGGTTGTAAGGCTAGCTGTTTAAATACAGCAGGGCGGGGGCAAATGTCCTCAGTTCAATTAGGGCGTATTAATAAAACAAAATATTATTTTTTAGAACGTGAAAATTTTTTAAATCAATTAAGAATAGAAATAAAAAGACATATTTTAAGATGTAAAAAAAAGGCTTTCAAACCCGCAATACGTTTAAATGGTACTAGCGACATTGATTGGAATATTCACGGCTTATATAAAGAATTTCCTAACGTTAAATTTTATGAGTATACAAAAATTTATAAACGAGCGTTAAAGTATGTTAAAAAACAATATCCAAAAAATTATCATTTAACATATTCATTAAACGAGGATAACAAGGCGCAAGCGCTTGATATATTAAAGCGGGGCGGAAATATTTCAGCCGTTTTTAGATCAAAAAAACTTCCAAAAAGATTTTTAAATTATAAAGTTTTTAATGGTGATAAATCAGATTTAAGATTTAACGACCCAAAAAATGTAATAGTTGGTTTATATGCTAAAGGGCGGGCGTTAAAAGATCAAACGGGATTTGTGCAAGATGTATAATTTTGCGCGGATATATGGCGCTAAGGCGGACGCGCAAGGGTTCTACAGAGAACAAGCGCCATATTTAAAACTAACAAGCGAGCGAGCGAGCGAGCAGAAGGGATAATATGTTATTGAATGAAATATATGACAAATTAGCAGAAGAATGGCAAATGACATCAGAAGAAGTACAAAACGCCATTTATAAAGAATGGTATAAAAAATATCATCAAAACGAACAAGCGAGCGAGCAGAAGGGATAATATGACAAGAGACGAAGAGATAAAAAAATTAAAAAAAGATATAGAATTTCTTAAATGGAAGGAAAAAAACTCGGTTATGATTTGTGGATTCTCAAGCGATGATGACGATGATGGTGAGCGAGCAAAAGAATTAGGCGTAAAAGAGAACGAAACATTTTTTGACTTTGATGAGGAAGGTTTTATTGAGGACGCCTTATACCAATTAAAATGTGAATTAAAATATGACCGAGTATTTAGAAATGGAGATGAGGAATAATGGCAAAGGTTAGAGTATATCACGCTGTCAATGTAGATGACAAGCAAGTAGTCATTGACATTCACGAGATAGCAAATGAGAGCATAAAGAAAATGAAATTAGAATATCCAGATTATGATATTGTAATAGTGGACGATCACCCATTGGGTGAGGGACATTTTAATTAACAAGCGAGGAAACAATGACACAACGAGATGATGGACACGACTATAGAGATAGTAAGAATAAGGCAGAAGCATACGAGCGAAAAAAAGTAACTATTATTTGGGGATCAGATAGAGATCCACGCAATAAAGAAACCTACCGATTTGAAACCGAAGAGCAGCTAAAATATTTTATGATGGGTGTTGATGAAGGCAACGGGTGGTTAGAATATGAGGTTGAAGGTGAAGACAAATAATTGTAAAGATTGTGAAGGTTTGGGATATTACACAGAAGTTATATCAACGGGTTTGAGTGATCCAAATGATCCATACCATTACCCACATACAGAACGTTGTGATACTTGCAAAGTGTTTGATGATGATGAACAAGCAGATAAGTTTGTAAAATCTATTAAACATAAATAACTGGACATATACGATATATTACGATAAGAGCACAAGCTATGGGTCTACCTAAAAAACTAACAGAACGACAGATTAAATTCGCAGAATTGCTAGTGTACAACGAGGGGCGCAAGAGCCCGAGCGAGTGTGCCTATGAGGCAGGGTACAAGACCAGACCAAGACAGGCTGCGAGCGAGCTACGAAATCCTAAGATTGCACCATTGGTTGTAAAATATATTGGTGAGTTGCGAGCAGAGATACAAGAAAAATATGGCATCACCTTTGAGAAACACATCGGGGAACTAGCAAAGCTACGAGAGGACGCACGAGCGAA